CCAAGATTATGAGAATAAACTCAAAGGTTTAGGAGCGGAACATTTAGTCAAGGCTATGTTAGACGGGGATTGGAATATAGTCGCTGGTGGTGCGTTTGACGATGTATGGTCAAAGGATTGTATTTTACCTAGATTTAAAATACCAAAGGGGTGGTATTTAGATAGAAGCTTTGACTGGGGTTCTTCTACTCCTTTTTCTGTAGGTTGGTGGGCTGAATCTAACGGAGAAGAAGCAACGCTAACAAACGGCGACACAATACTAGTTCCTGCAGGCTCATTAATAAGAATAGCTGAGTGGTATGGTTGTGAGCAAGGACAAACAAACAAAGGATTGAGATTATCAACAGAAGAAATAGCACAAGGAATAATTGAACGAGAAAAACAACTTCTGAAAAGTGGTTGGATAGAGGGCAGAATCAATGCGGGTGTAGCTGATAATCAGATATTTAATCACAACGAAGCTGGAACTAAAAGCTTTGCCGAAAAAATGGAGTCTGTAGGAATTTATTGGACCAGGTCAAACAAATCAGCTGGCTCAAGAGTTACAGGTTTTCAAATTATCAGAGATATGTTAAAGAATTGCTCAGATGAAGAAAAAGAGGGTTTATATTTCTTTGAAAATTGCACCGATTCAATTAAATCAATACCTATTTTGCAACGTTCAGAGAAAAACGAGGAAGACGTACACAAGGGAGGCGAAGACCACCAATATGATGAAATAAGATACAGGGTTTTAGATAAAAAAGAAATCGGCGTTGACATTGATTTTATACGTTAATTTGACTAAATTTTTTAATAAGATAAAATACAAGCTAAATGAGCAAAGTCACAAATAAACACAATTTATACACAAAGCGAGAATCTCAATATCAATTAATCTATAATTGTTTGGAGGGTCAAGATGCACTCAAAGAAAACGCTCAAGAGTACTTAACAAGCTCAGTCGATGAACGCATATTCAAAGAATATGTTAAGCGTGCTATTTATTATAATGTACCTAAATCAACTTTATCGGGTGTCACGGGTTTAGCTTTCTTGAAACCTATTAAAATCGAGCTACCCGAACAAATTAGCTCAATGCTAAAGAATGTCGATGGTGCAGGTTTATCATTAGACCAACAGTCGAGAAAAACACTTGAGGAAGTTCTAAGTGTCTCAAGATGTGGCTTGTTAGCTGATTTTCCTAGCTTAACTCAATTTGATAGCGAGGGGCAAGAGATAAGCAAACCAATAACTCTTAGCGATATAGAATCGCAAGGAATTAAGCCAAAAATAGTATCTTATAACGCTTTGTCGATTATTAATTGGGGTTCAATTAACGAAAATGGCAATCACAAGTTAAGCTTGGTTGTATTGCGTGAGTCTTATAAGCTTAATGAAGCTGATGAATTTGATGTCAAAACTGGCACGCAATATCGAGTATTGAGACTTAAAGATGGTCTTTATGAGCAGGAGATATACAGGAAATCGCAAGCAGAGAAGACTGGTATTGAATCAGATGACTATGTGAGCCATTCTGTTATTTACCCTTTAAATGGCAAGGGTCAAAGAATGAATTTTATCCCTTTTAAATTTGTGGGATCTACTAATAACGATGATAAACCCGATATTCCAGTAATGACTGATTTATGTAATTTATCAATCGGTCATTTCAGAAATTCAGCAGACTATGAGAACTCAGCTTGGGTGGTTGGTCAACCGACATTAATTGTTAAGGGCTTAACTCCTGATTGGAAAGAGAAATACATAAAAGACATTAGAATGGGTTCTACTGCTTACATTCCCATGCCTGCAGGTGGCGATGTTACTATATTGCAAGCTAATCCAAACACCATGTCTCTTGAAGGGATGCACAGAAAAGAAAAGCAAATGCTTTCTTTAGGTGCTAAGCTAATTCAAGAATCAAGCTCTAAAATAACAGCAACACAAGCAAAGATTGAAAACGCCTCTAGTAATTCAGTTATAACTCAAGCAATCGGGAACGTGAACGATGCTTATAATGAAGCTTTAAAATGGTGTTTTGAGTTCATGACTGATTCTGAACTTGATGAAGAATCTTTAATCTTTGAAATAAGCAAAGATGTCTCACTAGATAACCTGACTATCTCAGATTTGCAGAATGTGTTCCTTGCTTATGAAGGCAATGGAATAACATTTAACGAGCTTAGAGACGTACTCAGAGAACTAGGAATAGCTACAGAAGACGACGAGGAAGTTAAAGACATTATAGAGCTAGAACAAAGCGAACGCCTAGAAGTAGAAGCTTAAAAAAACAAAGTTAAAAAATAATTAAAAAACTTTGCTTTATATAGTTGACAAAACAAAGTAGCTCACGTATATTGAAAGAGTAATGAGCGAGAGTTTGTTACAACTTAACTTAACTTAAATTAATAATAGAACTATGACAAAACAAATAAACGACATTTACTGTAATTGCTCTATAGAGGGCGACAAGCTAACATACTCGCCTTATACGGGGGCTGAACTTGTGTTTCGTATGATGTATGTTGATGGCTACAAACCGAGATGGAATTTAGTAGAGGCAATCATCACAAAGGATTTTAAACCAAGATGGGATTTGATTGAGCATATTGCAGTTGAAGAGCTTCAACACAACTTTGAAGAGCCTTATAAGATAGTAGAAAAGTTAGAAGAGGAGGAAGACACTTTTTATGGTTGCTCAACTATAGAGTGGGAATACAAGGGATAAAGCTTAGTAGCTTTCTAGTCAGTGAAAACTGGCTAGAGACTTGCAAAGCAAGACTTAAAAAAGTCCAGTTTATTTCACAATTTACTGGACAAAAACTTAAAAAAACTATGAAAAAACAAAGATATAGCTACGAAGAAAGATTGCTAATTGAGGCTCAATATAGTTTAATGACTAAAAGACAAGACTATTTGTTATCTCAACAACCTGAATAATATGTACAACAATATAGAAGACACTACAAGATATGACGACCCTCCTTTTCAATCAGAAGAGGAAAGAGTCGAAACAGCAAGAAAAGCTTGCAATATTTGCATTGAATCTTGGGAGGAATTAGGACATTATTTAAGCTATAAGATAGAGATGTCTGATATTTGTCACAAGTCAGTTTGCTGTGATATTTGTCAAGATAACACAAATACAGTAGTGTATTTAGATGATTTAACAGATTAGAATTATGAAAAAACTAACAGCAAGCGAGATATTGGAAGCAAACACTAAAGCCTTAATACAAGGGTTACCACTTCCCCACACAAAACAAGAGCATAGCAATGCACAGGAATTTGATGCTATAGAGGTTCGATGGTGGAATAGAAACCTGCCCACCGCTGAACAATATACTAAAGAGGAGCATAGTGAGGCAGAGGGGTTTGATGCTTATGATGCAAGATGGTGGAATAGAAACCTGCCACACGCTGAGCAATACACACAAGAGGAAATTGAACAATTAGAAAAATAAATAATTTATGATTAACAGGAAAATAAGAAGAGACATAATAGAAACTCCTAGAATCGTTAGAATGATTTTTTCAAAACATATTTTACAAGACGGCTGGAGGATTTATAATGCGAAAGTCATTGCCAGCTTACAAGAAAAAACTATTTACTAAAGATTTTATATTTCAAGCGAACCAAGACCCATTTTGCCACAAAACATTTATCAAGCATATCAAATAACTATGAAAACTAAACACAGCAAAACACAGCTAGAACTTTGCATTGAGTTAGTAGCTCAAGCCTTTGAAATTAGTGTTGATGAAATAAACATGAACAACGAAAGAACGCCTAAATTATCAATGGCAAGATGGTTTGTTTATAATATCATGCGTGAATCTAGCTCAATGTCATTGACTGATTTAGCTGATATATTTGGGCAAGACCACACAACCGTTATTTATGCTTTAAAAAACCTAAAGAAAAAGTTTAATAATCAAATAGACGCTATTTATCAAGACATTAAGAATCAAGTAATAGAAAAAAGGAATCCTTTAGATGATTTAACATTATGAGCGACAAACTAACCGAAATATCAACACGTCACCAAGTTTTTATTGAGCGACTAAAAGCAGGCACAGCAAATAAATATATTAAAGAGCTTGAGGCACTTGATAGAGATATTTTCAACATAATAGCGAGCCAAGATTTTGATTCTTTAGATGATTTGAGCCGAACAAAATTAAAGTCAATTCAATCAGAAATTAAGAAAATACAAAAAGAGGCACAGGAAAAAATAAGCAAAGATATAGAAAAAGATTTAAAAGAATTAGCAAACTCAGAGAAAGACTTTGAAAGAAAATCTTTGTTATCAGCAGTTAAAAGCAATGAGTCAATCAAGCGAGTAAATAACGATTTAAGTTATGTAAGTGCATTACAATTACCTATCACAGTTAACGGCTTGGTTTACGCTGATTATTACAAAGATTGGTCAACCTCAAAGATTCAACAGGTAGATGCTTTAATAAATAATGGTTGGAAAGCTGGGTGGACCTTAAAAGAATTTAAAGACAATTATTTCGGCAATAAGAGATTAAACGTCAAAGGACTAACAACCAAACAAAAGTTTGATGCAGAGACTTTTTTATCTACAGCAATTCAACACGTGGCAGGAGTTGCTAGGCAAAATGTATGGGAAGCTAACAAGGATATTTTAAAAGGTTGGAAATTTACTGCAACACTAGACAATCGCACAAGTGATACTTGTAAAAGTTTAGACGGAGAGATTTTTGAGGTTGGAGACTATGAATATAATCCACCAGTTCACTATAGATGCAGAAGCTCACAGACGGCAATCGTTAAAGATGAATTTTTAGTAGAGATTGAAGACCCAACGAGAAGTGCTAGAAGTGGAGAAACTGGAAAGAGCATTAATGTATCAGCTGATTTAAACTATTATGAATATTTACAAACTCAATCTAAAGAATTTCAGATACAAGCACTAGGAAAATCAAAGCAAGCAATACTTGAAAGAAGGGGGGCAACTTGGTTCAAGAAAAACAATGTTAATAAGTATTTCAAGCCTCTAACATTGCAACAACTTAAAGAGCTTGACGATATACAGATAAATGGCTAATTTGACAATTTATAGCGATGTTGTTAGGATTTGCCTAACATGAAGTTGAAAATCGATAAAGAGCAAATTGGTAGCCTTTCTGAACACTGGAAAGGTTTTGTAATTACAGACGGCGAAGAATCTTATCTTGATTTAGAGCAAGGAGACGCTGGATTAAAATCAGCACTCGCTAAAACTAAAGAGGAAAGAAACTTATTAAGACAAGAAAAAGAAAAGCTTGTAACAGATAATTCTGACCTAGTTTTAAAATATCAAGAAGCTCTAAAAAATACAGACAACACAGTTTCAAAGGAAAATTACGAGGCTTTGGAGTCTTCATATAAAAGCCAAGTCGAAAAAATTAAGAGCGAATACGAAGAGCAAGTAAAAGGTCTTAGCTCCAACTTGCAAGGCTTGTTAATTGACAATCAAGCAAAAGAAATTGCTCATAGTTTTAAATCGCTTGCCCCTGAGTGGATTGAGCTAGAAGCCAAGCAGAGAATGAAGCTTGAGCAAACAACTGATGGGAAACAGGTTGTTAGGTATTTAGACGCTAAAGGAGAAGTGACTGCACTTGATAAGCAAGCTTTTATTGAAAGCTTGAAAGCAGAAGAAAAATTTAAGGGAGTAATTATTGCTTCTAATGCTAACGGTGGCGATGCTAACGGTGGCGAAAGTGCTGGAGGCACTAAAACGTTTGCCGAAATGGATGGCAACGAAAGAGCATTGCTCAACAAAACAAACCCTGCAAAATTTGCTCAA